CACTCCAAGAGCGTCCGTGAGAAGGAGCAGCAAGATATGGAGGATATCAAGCGCCGTGAGCGTGAACTGCTTGACTCCTCCAAGAAGAACCCGGAAGAGTTCAAGACCTCTCTCGACCACTACATTTCTCTCAAGGTCAAGTGTGCCAATATCCTACACGTTCGAGACGAGACGCTAAAGAAACTAGAGGCGATGGCGGATACTCGAGTGTCAGCGGAGAAGGAGCTGGCGGAACTAGATGAGCAGTTCCCAGAGTTCAAGGAGAAGTATCTAGAGACGTTCAAGAAGTCGTTGTCAGACGTGGGTATCAAGGATACGCCTCTGCTAAAGTATATGTAAGGTAGAACTTTTATTCTATAGAATAAAAGTTAGAGCTTGAGTTCTCGAAAGTTTCCGAAATGGCTTGCGTAATACTCTGGTGTATAGTAGATAAAATCGGGGTAGAGAGACTTATTTTGGCATAAGCCTAGTTGCTCTAAATACTTTCCTACAAACCAACAACAATGTTGTATCTCATTTCCCACCTGTATATTATTCACAGTATCTTCATCATACAATAGATATTTTCCAGTATCTACAATAGATAAAAAGGAATCTAATTGTTTTTGTGCTTCAAGAAAAGAAAGTAATGGTTCTAAGTATAGATACCAACCTCTCCTCGTATAAACTAGTCTAATGAATGAATTATATGAACCTAGTTTACGCTGCTCAAGCAAATCCCCAGGGTTGTAGTGTAGTATATAATCTTGATTGTTATAGTTTACTATTATACCTGTATGAAAATAAGAATATCCATTCATTAAGGTAAGAGATTGCCTAGCTAAATATAGACTAAAGTCAGAGTCGATACGGGGAAAAGTAGATACGATATGACCTGGGTGTATCATCCCCTCTTTATATGTTTCTAATTTTCTAGGAATATACATTCTAGTAATCGAAAGAGAATGGACAATAAGTATACCAAATAGTAATATTGCCATAACTCTTCTATAAGGAGTATAGCCAGAGAGGAACAGCAAAAAGAAGAGGAATAAAAAGTTCCTAACAAGCATTTGTTGATAGCTAAGAAAAAAATCTCTTTTATAACAAGGTATAAAAGAGCTGTTCTACACTTACTTCCTTCTTTGGGATATTCACCCGATACCTTTCGATCGCCTTCACCACCTCTTTCATCCTACGCTTGAACTCCCTAGCGTCTACCTTTAGACCCGAGTCCTCCGCAAGACTAAAGCATCCATTGTATCTCTTTCCATTCTCCGCGTACGAGTCTGGATTAAACCGGATAAAGACGATCGGTCGACTCCCACAGTCCTCAAAGAGCTCCATCATCCGCTTGTTTTCACAGCTATATCCCTGGTGCTGGTTCTCGTCGCACTCGACAATGACCGTATGCGTCCCAAACTCAATCCGAACATCAGGGCGCCGACGCGAGCAGCCATCCTCTACCCTCTTGTCGAAAATCATTGTGATGTCCTCCTTGAATTCCTCTTTCAGATACTCTCTGACATGGGTTTCCTTAATCTTGTATTTTCTAGGTAGCTCGACATTCGGGTGGAGGACACAGAAGCAAGCAAAGCAGTAGGGCTTGCATCTTGACCTCGGGTTGACGTAGACATACTTGCACTCTTGGCAAGCGTTTGCTGGAGTGCACTTGATACACACCGAGCGGTAGAGGTCGTGCTCACAGAATGCGCTACCGGTTCGGCAAGTCGCACAGTTTGCTTTCTGACGACCATGCTCGCATATACCCGTTCCCTGGCACTGTTTGCAGGTATATTTTAGTATACCGTGCTCACATACGTTGCATCCTCCGCATTCGGCACAGTTTTTCTTGATCTTGTCGTGCTCACAGCGACCACTTACCTTTTCGCAATACTTGCAGATGTTTTTCCACTCCCCAGGATGCTCTTCACAGAAAGCTCCTCCCTTACAGTCCTTGCATGTGTAGTAGTATCGGTCAGGGTGGTTAGGACACTTTTTCTTACCACACGTCTGGCAGTTGTATCGGACATTGCCGTGCTCGCACTTGACTTCCGGGTTGCATTCGGGACACTTGTTCTTGAACCGGTATTGCCCTTTACCATGTTCTTTGCAGAATAGGTGAGGTGAACACTCTGGACAACTCGTCTTGAGAACAAGCTTTCCATGCTCTTTGCAGAACAAGTGGGGAGAACATTCTGAGCAGGTAGATTTTTGTTTTCCGTGAGCACACTTGTATTTCTCTCCACAAGCGCGGCAGGTTTTGTTCTCTCCGCGAAAATCTTCGGGGTTCTTCTCGATCTTGCATCTAGCACACGTCTTCATCGTTTCTTAGAGGAATGTATTAGCGAAAAAGTCGAGGTTCATTTTTAGCTAACCAACTCAACCACGATTTCCTTTTCAATGTTTTATATGCTGATATCGCATATAAAAATTTTTCTAATAAAATTATTTAAATCTTGGTATAGTGTTAAACACACACAAGAATGTCTTCGACTACCTCCTCAAACACGCTAACCAGTGGGTTTATCGATTTGGCCACGTATGATGAGCCTGAGAAGTACATGTATGGCGGCGCCAAGTCGGTGTCATACTTTGTTCGCCGCGTGACCAAGTCGACTTGGTTTACCGTTGTGCCGACGACCTTGACCCTGAACCAGACCCCGCAGTTTGGTGTTCAGTGGGATGCCAACATCTCTCGTGCTGGTGACTACCTGCTGTTTAACTGGCTGCGTGTGACCATCCCGTCGGTTTCGGTCAACACTGCTACTGCTCGTTTTGGCGCCAACTCTCGCATCCGTTGGTCTCGCAACTTGGCTCACCACTTGCTGAAGGAGACTGCCGTTACCTTTAACGACCTGGTGGAGATGCGTTTCGACGACTACTTCCTGGACTTCTGGTCGGCTTTCACTGTCACCTCGTCTAAGCGTGTTGGTTACAACAACATGATTGGCAACATCTCGCTGCTGAACAACTACTCGAACGCCCCTGGCGCCCCGAACAATGGTTTGGTCATCCCGGCGGCTACTCTGATGCTGCCTCTGCCGTATTGCCACACTCGTGACACTGGTGTTGCTCTACCTACTGCTGCTCTGCCTTACAACGAGATGAAGTTGCGTTTTAACTTCCGTGACTGGACTGAGCTGCTGATTGTCGACAACGTTGCCCCGATTACTGGCGGTGCTGGTTCGGGTGGTGTTTCGACTTACGCCTCGGCTTCAGACCTGAACAACGCCAATGTTCAGCTGTCGAACGTGCAGGTGTGGGCCGAGTATGCTCTCGTCTCGAACGATGAGCGCAAGCTGATGGGCCAGGCTCCTCGTGACTTGCTGATTGAGCAGGTCCAGACCAACAACCCGCAGTCAGTGGACCCGACTCGCTCGTCGACTCGTATCGACATCCACTTTTCGCACTCGGTCAAGGCCCTTATGTTTGCTCTGCAGAACACGACCAACAAGGCCGAGTGGGCCAACTACTCGTCCGCCTCTCCGGTTCCTCAGGCTTCGGGCGTGAACTTTGCCCCGTCGGCTGCTTCGGATGCCTTGGCTCAGGTGTCTCTCTACTACGAGAACACTCAGCGTCTGTCGAACATGCCGGTCGACTACTTCTCGCTGATCCAGCCGTGGTACCGCGCCCCGGCCATCCCGGAGGAGGTTGGTTACCACCTGTATTCCTACTCGCTGGATCTGTTGGACGTCAACCCCCACGGTTCGACCAACTACGGCAAGCTCACCAACGTCGGTGTCGAGTTCCAGCCGTCTGCTGAGGCTGCTGCTGGTGGCGCTGTCGCCGGTTCTCTGGCTGCTCCTGGCTCCGCTGCTGAGGTTGCTGCTGGTCAGGGTGTCAAGCAGGCCTTCTCGTTTGTGCTGGTTGCGGTCAACCATAACATAGTGCGTGTGGCTGGCGGGGCCCTCGGATTTCCCGTCTTGTAAGCAGGGTGATAGACACAAAAGTAAAAAGTTATATCTCGTTTCTTATTTGTCCTTTCTTAGACAAAAGTGTTTAAGAAAAAATGAAGGGTGATTTTTAGCCTACAGACCAACCTCAAAACAATGTCGCAATACAACAATGTCAACGAGTTTCTCGCCACTATCGGCTTTTCGATGCCGATGACACCTGAAGAATACAAGGCGGAGAAGAAAGTTTAAGGCGGTTCTGGAGAGTGGCTATCCGATTCGGCTACTACTCCATTACGAGGATGGGTCGATTCAGGAGGATCGGATGGTGGAAGGAGACTTGAGCTATCTAGAGTTTCGGGACAAGGGAAGAAGGTATTAAAATTTTAATATCCAATAGGATAGTAAATGGTTTGTTGTAACTTTACAGTAACTCTTCTTATCCTTTTGGTGTGGATTCTGTCTTTATACTCTCCTTACCACAAAGTAGCAAAGTATATTGCGATGGGATATCTAGTCTACTTTCTCATAAGGATGGTTCTTCTAAATACGTCCGCTCAGTGGTGGGCGATTCAGGAGACCAAAGAGCAATTGCGGGAAAAGATACAGCCGGGAGACGTGATTCATACAGCAACACCTGACTTGCCAAATATAGTCGATCCTTTTAATATACTACGTATGATAGCGAACGAGAGTGAGATTCATACGTGCTACGCCATCTCTCATAATGACCAGACTTACATACTGAATACTCATATGGCGTTCTACTTTGATGGTTCTAGGAAAAAGGCCTATAAGAATCCGGATAGCGTAATTATTTTGGCGAGAAATAATCGGTATGTTGGATTTCTAGAACCGCTAGACGAGTTTTTACACGTAGAGTCGTTGACGCGGTCTTATGTAAGAGTGGTCAAGACAGAGAAAAAGACACTTTTGTTTGATCCGGAACAGAAGAAGATATTCGAGGAGTTACTTGACGCCAAGGTTGCGCATTGTAGTCTTGCTCTAGGAAAATATTTAGAAACACAGAATCTAGCTAGAAATCAGTCTGGCTATTTGGATCTCTTTTACTACACACCGGATGTTATCCGAAAAGGCTTAGGAGTGATAAGTAATACATTATACCAACTTAAATAAGTCGCGGTAGGAAAATGGGTTACCACCACATTGAGTCTCTCGAAGACTACTACCTCTTGCATACCACTGCCGACCGTAGTATTATTCTCTATACGGCGACGTGGTGCGGGCCTTGTAAAGAGTTAAAGGCGTTTCTACACGACCAGTATCCCGACCCCC